TTTGAGTAGTACGGTTCGCTTTGCGGCGTTGTAAACTATCGAACCTATAATTTCGCGCTGGCTGCTTGGCAGGGTGCTTGTCTTGTCTGCAACCTTCGGAAACTCCGAAAGAATGAAGGGGGCGTTAAACTTGCCTTCGTCCATAAGGCGAAGTAGCGGCGAACTCTTTAACTTGTTGCCGTGTTCCTTCGCCTTTACTTCCGCCGTCCTGCGCTCGCTCTCGAACTCGGCTATAATGCCTTTTAATTGGGTCTCAAATACGGGGTCTTTCGTTACCTCTGCGTCGAATGTTACTTTTTCCATTGTCTTGCTGTTTATTGGTGCTATAATCTGTTTAATAATTCTTCGTCAAAGCCGGGCAGGGTTGGGTTGTTGCGCTTAAACGCTTCCCGTGCCAAAACGTCGCGTACTCGCTTAATCTCTGCGTCTATCTGCGCTTCTAACTTCTTCGACAACTCTAAATAATCCTGCTTCTGCCTGTATTGGGCTGCTGGGGTTCTAAAGTAGCCTTTCTGTGCGTCGCGCATCTGCGCTGTAAGTTCAAAAAATGTCCTTGCGTCCATCGGCTAATATCTGAATGTCGTAAAGTGAATAACGGCAAAGGTTAAAGCCAATTCGGAAGGTTCTATTTCCTCGCCGTCCTTCGTCAGTTGCACTTGCTTTGAGTACTCGTCGAATACGGGGTTAAACCACGCCTTAAAGTCTTCAAGCAATAAGCCGTCGTTCTTGGCTAACGTCGCTACGTCTATCGGTGCGCCTTCCACCTCTGCGAAGTAGTTGTATTGCGCGGCTTTGGCAAAAACGCCGTCTTCGCCCTCTACATAAACTTCGCTTTCGGTGTCCTTTGTCCTGCACATAACAAGCCGCTGCACTTCCACCATTGACGCTGGTACGTCTAAAACCGTTTCCGCGTGGCTTCCCTTTTCGTAGGGTTTGCCGCTCCATTGGCGCAGGCCTAACACTCCGTTACGCTCCTGCAAACGTGCTATTCTGTCTTTCCAATAGTCGTAATTGCATCTGCAAGTGTGCCGCTTCGTTCCGTTCTTTACCTTCTCCTTGAAGCCTGTAGGTTCTCCAGCCTTTGGGTGCTGTGGAAAGAAGGTTTTGCTTAACATTACGTTCATGCTTCAATCTTTATTATTAGTTCGTACTTTGCTGGGGTGTGTTTCTCCCCTCGCTGTTTCTTTATATCTCCGGGCTTTACCTCTTCGCCGTTTCGTAGGATGGTATATCCAGCTTCTTTGGTTCTAAGGCTCGTTCCTAATAGGCTTTCGCTGGCGTTCTTTACGGCTATTTCGCCTAAAGCCTGTAAAGTTGCTATTAACGCTTCGTCTGTAATATCTACCTGTAGCTTCATAGTCTATTCTTCTTTCAAGTTCCGTAAATGCCTTAAAAGTCTTGCCGCAGGTAAAATCTTCTTGAAGCTCTTAACGGTGTGCCAAAACAAAAAGCTGCGAACCTGCACTAAATAACGCTTAACCGTCATTACGTCGCTGTTGTCGTAGGAAGGAAACGGGAAGCCGTCGTTATTAACGTCGGCTATCATCGTTTCTTCCTTTATTACTCTGTACTGCTCCATAGCTGCTACCCGTTAAAATGGTAAATCGTCGGCGTTATCCTCTCCCGTCTCTCTGGCGGCTTGTGTGCTGCTTACGTTGGTGTTGTTCGCTGGCTCTGCTGGGGCTTCCTGCTGGGTGCCAGCATTTTGGTCGCGCTTGCCGCCCGGCAATAGCTGAACCTCACGGGCGAGGCAGTTTACTCCTACTTGCCAATTATGGGCGTTGTCTTGATAAGCCTTTACGCTAAGGTCTCCGCGAACGAAAACAGGCGTTCCTTTCTTTAGGTACTGCGCTACTGCGCTTTCTCCGGGCTTAAGAACGCTTACCCATGTCGTGCGCTCTGTCTCTACGCCCTGCTGGTTCTTAAACTTTTCGCTGTGTGCGACGTTGAAGGCAATGTACTTTTTGCCGTTGAAGTCCTTTACTTGGGCATCGCTGCCGATGTTGCCAATAATCTCTACTTGTAGCATAATTACTTGTTTTTAATGAATGAAAATATATGTTTTATTATTTCTACCGTCCACCCGTTGCCGAGCATCTTGTATATATTCGTTTCCTTTACGTTCCACTTGTACCAATCGGGAATAGTTTGCAAACGTGCCGTTTCTTTTGGCGTTAATCTTCTTACCCCCCCCCACTAAGTTTATAGCGTTCTGAGGTGTAAGCTCTACGACGTAGTTGTTATGTTCCCAACTGCTTGCCGTTAGCGTTGGTGCTTTCTCTGCGAATACTCCGCCTTTGTTAAATCCATGTCCGCGCTGAACTATTACCAAATCGCGCCGCCTGTACTTTGTTGTTATACATGGCATCTTGCTCTGCTGGCTGTAGAAAACAATCTTAAAGCCGTTTTTGTTTTTCCGTTGTCTTTCGTTGTATTGAACAAAACCCTTTAAGCTTTGTTCGCTAACGAAATACTTTTGTTCTACGTCTTCGTCTAAAATATCTTTCAGCGTTTGCTTCCTGTCCGCCTGGTAGTGGTATATCTGTATAGACTTCCCTAAAAAGTCCTTCTTCTCTCGTTTTGATGTTAGTCCAATAAAGTCTAACGCGGCTTTGTGCGCTTACTAACGCGCTGTTAATCTCTGCTGGCTGGAGTCCTAAGTATTCCGAAATAATGGCTTCAAACTCTCGTTTCATCTTCACGTTCTCCAGCAAAAATAAAACGTCCGGGTTCTTTTCCCTTACTTCCTTAAGTATTCTTACGTACTCAAAGAAAAGAACGCTTCAGTGGTCTTTGAAGTTTAACCGCTTACCGATGATACTGAACCCTTGACACGGCGAACCGCCTATAAGTAAGTCTATCTTTGGCAGGTCTTTCGCGCTTACATTACGAACGTCGCCTAACTGAACCGTATTAGGGAAGTTGTAGTTAGTATTCTGTATGGCGTTCGGTTCTATCTCGCTGGCGTAGTAGTTTTTTACCTTTATTCCTAATTCGCGCAGGGCTATCTGTCCGCAGCTCATACCGTCGAACAAACTTAAAACCGTTATTCCTTCGTTATTGCTCATGCTGTAGTTCTTGAACCTTTGCCTTTATCTCTTCCTCAATCTCGGCGGCTTTCATCTTGTATGCCGAAATCTTGGCTTTGAATTTGTTTACAATTTGGTTTCTTGCTGTATTCAACGTAGCATTTTAGAACGTTGCAAAACCGCCCGTTTACTCCGTTGTGTGCCTTCGTACAAGCGGCACAAATTTCGTTAGTGCTTGTTGTCATTGTGCAAGTTTTTTACTTAGCATCGTAGCAACTTTTTCGGCTGCTTTGCGGAACTCTCGGTTAAACTTGTATTCGCTGTCGTATTTGCGCAAATAGTAGCTTATACTGCTTTCGTCGTGTTTAATCTCGATTGCTATCTGCTGCGTATTGTCGCCTTCCTTCTTGCAATGGTGCGCGTAAATCATTCGGGCGTAAACGTGCCAGCGGTTTCTGCTGTCCGTTGCTATAAGGCGGAAGGGTACACCCATAGATGCTTCTATAGCTTCCTTAATTTCTCGGTGCTGTGGTTCTACTTCGTAATGAATAGGTAGCCTTAAACCTTTGGCTATTTTGTGTTCAAGCGTCGCGCCTTCGCTACGCTCCCAATTTGCAAGCATGAAGACTGCGCTACACTTCATAAGCTCCCGAATATCCGCCTTTAGGTGTGTCCGCCATATTTCCTCTTTGCTGTGCCTCTTCTGGTCTAACTCTTCCGGGTGTTCCTTCTGTAGTTTCGCTGCAACTTGCAAAGGGTTTACTACATCGTAGCCCTTCGCCTTTAGGTAAGCTTCGGCTGCGTTAAACAGGGGTTCGTATTCCTTCGGGCTTAACCCTGTAATCATTCCCGAAATATAAACTTTGTACTTTTCCATTTTGCTATCTGTAGCTTTTATTATCAAAACTTAAAAAGTCGAACATCTCCCTAAATCGGTCTGCTATTCTCACGCCGTAACGTGGTAGTATATCTTCGTCGCTTAGGTTGGAAGTTATAACGGTGTATAGAAGCCTGTCGTAACGGCTGTAAAGTATTTCAACCAACGGACTAACCTCGTTTCCCCAAACCTTCACGCTGGCAGGTTCTGTGCCTACGTCGTCAATGTGCAAAAGCTCCGCCGTCTTGAATAACTGCATACGCTGCTGGTTGTCGTCCTTTGCTACGGCTGCAAGCTCCAAAGCCGAAACGCTATAAACGCCCTTCCTGTCTTCGTACCTGTATTCGTTTCCGTACAGCATGTTTATTAGCTGCCTTGCTGCGCTCGCCATCGTACTTTTGCCGTTTCCGGGTGCGCCGTATAGGAATAAGCCTGGCTTCCAACTTCCACCTACTAACCATTTGGCAACCTTCGCTATATGCTGGTTGGTTGCTTCATCGTCTTGGAACGTGCGCCCCCTTCTCTCAACCTCTGCCCTGTAGCAAAGTTTAAGCATATCGGGTACGTCTGCGGCGTAATGCTCCGCGTCAATGCTAAAGCGTCGTGTGACGGGTCGCGTGTGCTGGAGTATCGCTGCGAACCTCTGCAAGTCCACCCGTAGGGGCTGCTGCTCCTGTTGTCTGTTGTCTTCCATTTCTTTTAGGGTTTATTCCGTTTCGCTCCCATGTTCTTACACAAGCCTTCCAATCCTTTACGGGTTTTCCCTGCTTGCCTTGAACCCAGCCGTTTGCTTCGTAGAAGTCAAAGAAGCCTATAGGGTCTATTCCAGTGCCGCGTTGCTGGCAATACTCCATAACTTCTTCAAGTGAAGGGGGTGGCGTGAAGCGTGAGGGCTGTTTTTGTTTCCTTTTCCCCTTAACCCCTTTTTCTTCCTGTGTGTTTTCTTTCTCTTTATCTTCTATGTTATTAAATATACATACATCGTGCGCGGGCGCGTGAGATAGCAAATTTTTATTTTTGCTATCCGTTTTGCTATCCGTTTTGCTATCCGTTTTGCTATCCGTTTTGCTATCCGTTTTGCTATCCGTTTTGCTATCCGTTTTGCTATCTCCCCATCTTGCTCGCAATCCCTTAGCTCCTGCAAATCTGCGAGTTACGCCTAAAAGACCATCTTTAAATGTCTTAGCAAAACGTTAGCAAAAACAGGTATTTTGCTATCCGTTTTGCTATCCGTTTTGCTATCCGTTTTGCTATCCGTTTTGCTATAGCGGTTAATGTCGTGCTCTGTAAGGTGTAGCTTTCCGTAGTCTTCGCTTTTGTGTAAGAAGCACATTAGGAATATGTAAACGCCTGTCGCTGCTGGGCTGCACGTCCTTAACTTTTCGTCGCCCGAAAAGTCTTGAACGTTCAGCTTTAATATAGGTTGTTTGCGGTATGCCATAATCTTAGCGTTTTAATGCCGCTGGGTAAGCCACCAGCAAGCCCAGCGGCGGTTAATTACTTCTTGTTGTTCTCTAAATCTCGCTTTATATAGACATCGCTAAAAGCGCGAGGCACAATCTCCGTAACAGGGTACGGCTGGGCGGCTATCGTCGTAGTTCTTAACACTCTTTCGCCGCCGTCTATAATCTTCTTTTCCGTGACGGCTAAACGCTGCTTAACAATGTCGTTGGCTTCCTTCACGTCGTTAGCCTGTAGAATGAACGTGTAAACATCCCTTACGGGCTTGTCTTCTCGGTTTTCCTGTAGGTGGTCTGTCCGCGTAATTTCTCCCTGCGCCTTGTAGAATGGTATTACGTTCCGCATCTCGTCCTCGTCTGTTTCCTTGTTTGGTCGAAGATAGGAGTATTCGCCTAAAGACTTTAAGGCTTTAACGGTGTTATTTCCGCTTGAGAAAAGTTCCAAATAGTCTTCTATAATGGCGTATGCCTGCCCGATGCTGGTAGCGTGAAGTAAATACTTCTTCGTTCCTGCTGGGAAATTGCTAACGCTGGCTTCGCACAAACAAGCCGTATAGAAGTCGAGAACGATGCCGGGTCTTACCTGTGTTGTTACCTCTACGTCCTTAACGTCGCCTGTTTGGAAGAAAAAGTTAAGTTTACTAACCTTGTCGGGCGTTAGTAGTGTTCCGCGTTCCATAACAACCTCGTTACGTTCAATGCTGACAATCTCGCCCGTGTCTTCGTCTATAAAATCTTCCGTCCATGTGTGCAAAGCGTTTGAAGCGAGGTACTTGTCGGCAATCTTCTTCAAGTCGTTGCTTCTAAACTTGCGTTCTGTTAGACGGGTTTGTATTTCTTTCTGTGCCATACGCCCTATTACCAATTCGTTACTAAAATTTCTTCGTAAAGCCGCGTGAACGTGTTAGCCGCGTACCGCGCTAACGTGAGCGTGTGAAAGCAAAGCCGAGAGCCGAGATACGCATTCGGAAGCGAGGGGGCGTTATACGTATACGCACACGCAAGCCCGGCAGCTCCCTTCCCTCGTTTATCGGGTTTAATCCAAAACCAAACCGTATATTTTTCTTGGTTCGTATCGTTCCAATCGGGCTTCCAGCCTTCGTTCAACGCTTCTACAATCGTTTCAAGTTGCCGCCTTGCTATTTCGTCCTGTCTGAACCCTGCCGCCTTAAGTTGCTGTTCGTCCATCGGCTGAATACCCAACACTTCGCAAGCGTCGGCGTAACTCTTTACCTTCGCCGTAATGTCCGTTACTTCTACCTCTTTCGTGAAGTAGTCGAAAATGTTGCCTTCGTCTTCCGTCTCGTCTTTAACGTAGTCGCTGGCTTCTTCTACGGTGTCGAAACGCTTTACAAACTTTTCGTCGCCGTCTTCTTTCTTGTATAAATCAAATTTTTTCATGTCCTTAAAATTTTATTTCTTGTTGTACTGCTTGCTGGGCTTCCGTGTATAACATCCGCCTTTGCCTTGCTATTGCCAAACGTACCGCTTTAATGGCTTCTTCGCGCCCTCTCAAACTATCTTCGTAGTCCATCAGTTCCTTCTCGTTGCTGGCTAAAAAGTAGCCTTCGGAAGTCGCTATTAAGCCGGGCAGGAGGTCGTTTGTCCGAATGTGGTTAATAATCTTGCGTAATCGTGCCGCGTCTATCTTGTAGGCTGTCTTCAAACGCCCGATTATATAAATGTTAGTTACTGCGTTGCGCTTGCCATGCTTCCCCTTCAATCCTGCCAAAATGACGGGTAGCAAAACGCGCAGTTCGTACTCGTTTAACGGGCTGGTCTCGTTGCTAAATCCTTTAATCATTAGAATGGTGTTTTATTGAAGTTCAACTTTAAGCCTGTCCTTGCTACGCTTACGGTTTTTCCTGTAGCCTTTGCAATGCCTTCGCGGAAGGCTGGCGCGTTGCCGTTGTCCTTGCTGATATGGATTAGCACAATGTTATTAACTTGGCTTAAGTCGTTAGCCTGTAGCAACTGCAAGCAAGTGGTATAACTTAAGTGGCTTTTCCGTACCCGTCTGTAACGCTCCGCGTCAATTTTACCAGCGATAAGGTTTTCTTCTAACTGCTCTTGGTCGTAGTTGCACTCGATAAGAATGTTACTTAACCCTGCAAACCTATTCTTCAAGTAGAAGGTATCGGTAGCGAACAGGATGCCGCCTGTTTCCTCATGCCAAATGTAGAACCCCGTCGGCTCGTTAGCGTCGTGTTCGGTAGGAAACGGAATAACCGTAAATCCGCCAATCTGCAAACGCTGGTAGCCGTCTTCGCGGTTTCCTGCAAATGGTGTCGGCTGGAAGTCTGACTTATAGAACCGTTGCGCTCCTGCTATCGTGCCTTCTGTGGCATAGACGGGCAAACCATATCCTAACACTTCGCCGATATGTCCTGCGTGGTCGCCGTGTTCGTGGGTAATCAGTACGCCCTGCACCTTGCTAACGTCGTAGTCTAACGCTGGTAATATCTTCTTGAAGGAAACGCCAACTTCAAGTAGTAGGGCTTCGCCTACGTTCTGCAAAACGTAGGCGTTGCCCTCTGAACTTGAACCTAATACTTGAAGTACCATGCCTAATCAATTAGAAACCGGGTATATTTCCGTTTGCTGGTGCTGCCGTTCCCTGTGGCTGTGTGGCTGCTGGCTTCGCTGCTGCACGTCCTGCCTTTGCCGTCGGTGCTGCTGGTGCTGGCTGCTCCACGCCGATAACTCCGCCTTTGTTGGCTTCGTCCTTAATCTCTACGGCTACTACATCAACGGGGCGGCTGCTGTCTTCGTCTGCGTCGCCAAAGTCGCACCCCGTGACGTATTCGTAGAGTGCTTTTTTAGCGCGGCGTTCTGCCTTTCCGCGTAGTTGGTCGGGGCTGCTGTAATCGTCCTTCTTGACGGTTGCAACAATGGCAAAGCCATTCTTTTCGCCTTTGTGTTCGTAGTTAATCCTGCACGGTATCTCTGCGAACCCCTGCGTTTGCCCTTTGTCGCTTCCCACTTCGATAAGGTACTTTATACCCAACTTGTGAAGCAAAGCGGTGTACCCTTCTTTCGTGGGGTACATCCTTTCGGCAATAATGTTGAATTGGTTGCCCGTTGGCAGCAAGCCAATAGTAACCGCGTCTATAACACAATCGCGTACAATCTCGCGGTTGTAGGGTGCTTTTACTTGCCCCCTGCTGTTTGGTCGCCCATTCCTGTCGGTTAAGAACCCTATTTTAGTGTTCATTAGGGGCATAAACACTTTGTCCATAACCTCGTCCGTCAATGCTTGCCGAAGAAGGCTAACGACGTTTACGGCTGTAAAAGCCGCGCCGAAGTTGTTAATAATCTGCAATCCCTGCGCTTCCTTGCAAGCCAACTCGAATTGCGCCTTTGCTGCTACTACGGTAGCAGGAAGGGTGTTGTTTGTCTGTTGTTGTTCCATATTGCTGAATAATTAGAAGTTGTCTATAATGTTCTTAAGTGCCTTCGCACCTTCCTTAAAAAGGCGTTCCGTTTCCACGTCGCCGCCGTTCTTGCTCTCGGCGTTCTACTCCTTATTGTCGGCGGCTTCTGCCGTCTGTTCGCCGTAGTTTTCGGGGCGGAAGTAATCCTTATAAAGGGTGTCGCCGAATGTCTTAACGGCAAACGCGGCGCGTTCGTAGTCGCGGAAGCAAAGCCGAGAGCCGATAAACGTACTCGTGAGCGAGGGGGCGAAAGACGTATGCGCAAACGCAAGCCCGGCAGAATTGGTGTACATATAGGGTTCGTACTTCCGTTCGTTGCGGTTGCTCCAATCGGGTTGCCACCCCTCGTTAATTGCGCATGTAATAACGGCTAACTTGTGGTATGCCGCCATCGTTCGTCTGTCTTCCTGCTGGAAGGCGTTAAACACTTCGTCTGCAATAGGCTTCAATCCTAAAGCCTTGCAAGCGTCTTCGTAACTTTTGATTTCTCTGTAGTTCATAATGCTACGTTTAATTGTTAATAAATGGGGTTAATTATAAGTTGTTTACTGAAAAATTGCCGTTAGTGACTACCAGCGTTATTAGTTGGCTGGCTACGGGTATAAACTCGTTTACACTCTCGGCGTTGTCAATGAAGATAGGGGCGTTTACCTTGTGGAAGGCGCAAAGGGTGTTAATCACGTCCAACCCTGCGTTAATCTTCCATGCGTTGTTCTTGTCGGCGTAACGTACCCCGTCAATGTAGCAAACGCAGTCGGCTACTTGCTTCTCGTCTTCTATCTGCTGACGGTACATCTTGAACTTCACGAATTGGAACAAAGCGTTTACGCGGCGTTCTACCTCGCCCATTTTGGCGCGTTCAAAGTCGGCTATCAGGTCTTCTTTGCCCTGTAGTTGTGCCTTCGCTTTCTGTAGTTCCTTCTTCTGCTGGTTCAGTTCCTCGATGCGCTTCTGTGCCTTGTCTATCTGCTCCTTCTTCTGCAAGTCGGCTTTAACCGCGTCTATTCCCTTCTGTACGTCGGCGCGTTGCTGGCGAAGGCTTGCCGTTTGGTCGCCCTGCTGGTTGTCGCTACCGTCTTCCTGTAGTTGCTGCTGGAGTTCGTCTATTGACTTCTGTAACTCTACCCATTCGGCGAGGTTTTCTCCCTTCACGGTACGCGCTTCCTGCTTGGGGTTCTGTGCCTTCTTCTGCTCGGCGGCTTCGCGCAGGGTCTTGATGTCGGCTAAATCCTTTTCGTGCTGCTGCTCCAATTCGGAAAGTTCGCCCTTCAAACGAGTCGCTTCATGCTGCTGTTCGCCTATTTTGTCGCCTAATTGCTTGCCTTCGTTGTTGATGCTCTGTAGGCGCGTGGCTTTGTCTTCGTTAAACTTTTTCCGTGCCGTTATTTGGTCTGCTTGGTATTGCTGGAGAGCCTGTCCATCTGCGCATCCGTGCTTGAAAAGCGGACAAATCAAGCCTTCGCCCTCTGTAAATACTTCGGCGTTTACCTCAAACCATTTATTTCGTACTTCGTCCTGTTTTTTTGTGTACTCCTGTGCGCGTTCCTCTGCCCGTTGCTTGTCGCCCTCTATTCTGCGCTTGTTGGCATCGTAGGTGGCGTTTATCTGCCGTTCGCTGGTGTCTAATGCTGAAAGTTCCCTTTCTGCCGCCGTGTGCGCGGCGTTGGCTTGCTGGGCTTCGCCGTTGGCTTTCTGCTGGGCTGCAAACAGGATGTTTTGCTGCTTGGTGCGAAGGTTGTTAATCTTTGTTTGTACGCCCTGCTTCTTTTCGTAGGCTTGGCGGTTGGCTTCGGCTGTGCTGGTCATAGCCGCGTCTAACTCGTCGTACTTGGCTTGCAACGTCTTTAGTTGCTGTTCCAACGCTGAAAAGTCCAATTCCTGCGGCGTGTTGCGCGTTACCTCGTCTATACGGGTGGGTATGCGCTGCAGGTCGGCATCAATCTTGGCGCGGTCTTCCTTTATCTTGGCTTGGTAGCCTTCCAGCGTCTTGCCCTGTAGAAGTTCCAGCAATTTGCCAAACTTTGGGTCGCTGGCTATAATCTGTTCGTCGGTAATCTCCCCAGCCATCTGTAGCAACATATCGCGCTGGGTCTGCCAATGAAGCGTAAGGAAATAAGACGGGTTCGTGATGACCTTAAAGACTGCTTCGGGTATCACGTCGGCTATAATGAGGTCGTACTCCGTCTTTGTCTTAAGCGGCATTTCGTTGTAGTAGTAGTTGGTGTGGTGTCCTTTGAGATACTCGCGGCTTTCGCCTGTCTCTCTATCTACGTATTCCTTCCATTCCTCAACCAAAACGCGGCGGAAAATCTTTGTTTCGGTCTCGCCTGTGTTGGTGTCTGTTACCTCAAACGTGCCGCTAACTTCGTGTTCAAGGTGTGGTATGAACGCGCCGCTTTGGTCGTTGGTCTTGATGCCAAACTTCGTGTCGCTGTTGCCCTCGCTGTCCTTTCCGAACAGGAGCCAATTAAAGCCGTCGATTACGGTGGTTTTGCCTGTACCGTTCTTTCCCGAAATCGTTGTTACGCTTCCGTTAAAGTCGATGGCTACGTTGCGCAAACCCTTAAAATTGGTAAGGGTAAGGCGTTTGAGAATTACTTGCTTTGCCATATAACTGAATAATTAAAAATGGTTGTTACTTGTTACCTTCCTTCGCAATCCGTAGAACTTCGTCCGCGTCAATAATTAGAAGTGCGCCTATCTGCGTAATTGCTTCGTCGTACTTTCCGCTTGCCTTCAACCGGGCGGCTGTTGTCTTGCTGCACCCTAAAAGCCTTGCCAGCCCCTTCAAGCCATAAACAAAATGCTTGTCGCTTTGTTCGGCTTCGGTCTTGCTGCTGGTTGCTTGCTTTACCCGTGCTTCTACCGCGTCCAACAGGTCGCCTAACGTGAGGTCTATTACTCGCGTGTTCAAGTTGTAGTTACTCATAGTCGTTGTAGTTTTCTGTAATGTAAAATTCTGTCTTGCAATCGAAGCAATGGCACTTTTGCCCTAACTCGCTTTCGCCGAAGTCTAATACCTCGTCGCTTCCGCAAACGGGGCAGTCTGTATCTGCGTAGGCTACCTGTTCCTTTAGGCTGTGCGCCCAACCTGCAAGAAGGATTAACGCTGCCAGCATGACTGCCAAAAGAATACTTTGCTTTTTCATTTTGAAGTCGTTTTAATGAAGTCTAAAAAATCTATCGTTCCTTCGTCGTATCTGCGCCTTGTTGCTCTGTACGCTCTCATCGTCTTTGCGTTCCTGCGTCCAACTCTGAAAATATCGCCGTTTGCCGTCAGTTCTCTCGGAATGAATACCACCAGCAAAACAACTGCAATAAAAGCGCGTTTCAACGGGTCTAAACTTGTCGGTACTCCGCACTTTGAACAGAACCACCAAACGCAAAGTTCCGTAGCCTTCTGTACGCCTGTCTTGGTGTAGATGTTCCGTGCTGTGTTCTCTACCGTGCGCGTCGAAATAAACAGTTTGTCTGCTACTTCCTTCTTCGCTGCACCCCACGCCAGCAACTCTGCTACTTCGTTTTCGCGCTTTGTTAGTTCTACGTTCAGTTTCATACTCCCCAAATGTTAGTAGTTACGCCGTATCGGTTAAATACGCCTTCTACGGCTTCCGCCTGTGTAACTTTCATTTCCTGCCGTCCGCTGGCGTAAGCCGCCAAACTATTACGGTTGTTAATGCCTAACGCTGCCATTAGTGCTTCGCGTACTTCTGCGTATTCGCCTACGCGAACCTGTTGCAATCCGTTACGAAATCCTAACGCTGTCGTCGGTCTGTTTGTCTGTCCTGTTATTATCATAATCGTATTATTTTAATACGGGCTTGGAATATAACTACCCCTTACCCCTGTTTATTACTTTCCTGTGGCTGGCTGTTGCCTGTATTCTTCAAGTACGCTATTACATCATCGCTGGCGTAATTATCTTCCAAAAACGGAATGAGGTTAGCCACATCGTCGCGGTCTAATAGTATTATTGGCTGGTGTCTTGAACCGTCCGAAATATCAACAAAACCCGATTCGCTGTCGAAGGCTGGGTTAGTGTTCCCGGCTTTTACCACGTCTTCCAACACGCTAATAAGCGCGGAAATTGCCGTTTGCTCGTTGTATGCCTTATCCATATTGCTGTAGTGTTATGGGGTGGGGCTTACGCCCCTTCCCCTGTGTTAGTTACTTCGTTTATTCTCTCTTTAACCTGTCGAAGGGAAGCGGTTAAGTCCATCCCTGCGCTGATAAGGTCTTCTAAGTCAGCCTTTACTTGTTGAAGCAGCGTTAATGTCTCTGTTTGTTCCATATAGCCTGTTATTTATTAGTGAAGATATAAACTAACCTTTAGTCCTCTGCGAAGTTTGCAAACCGTACAATCCTGTCCGCTACGTTCCGCACGTCCTATAAACTTGTTGGCAAGTTCTACGCCTATTAAGGCTATCAAACCCGAAACGCCCAGCAGTTTGTTAATGCGCTTACCTTCGTTATCAAAGCCGTAAACTTTAATAAGGTAATTTCTGTTAATGTAAGTTGTTGTATAGTCCATATAGCCTTTATTTTGTTAAATGACGTATTTACGCTATTGCGTGGCTGGAAAAAATTGCTTACCTTTGCACCCGAAGGCCGTAAGTTTAGCAAAACTTCCACTTACCGAGTGCAAATTTAAGGGTTTTATTTGAACCACGCAAACTTTCGGCATACAAAAAGCATACAAAATTGAAAGTTTAACATCTCATAACATTTAAGGCTATATGGTAGTAGAAAAAAGAAACAACCCCGTAAAGGAAAGAATGAAGGAGTTTATAGCGTCTTTAGGTATTTCCGAACGGGAATTTTGCCGCAAAATCGGCGTTAGTTCTGCCTACGTCGAAAGTATCAAACAATCTATTTCGCCGAAAGTGATGCAAACTATAAGCATACACTACCCCGAACTTAACCCTATTTGGCTGTTGCTGGGTAAAGGCGAAATGTTGAAGACGGACAAACCCGAACCCGTGCAACAGGGCGGTATTCTGCCTTCCGAAATGCTGGCGGAGTTGCTGGTGGAAGCGCGAACCGAAAAGGCGCGTTTGCTGGCGGCTAACGAAAAACTTACGGAAATAGTGGAAAGCCAGCAGGAGACTATTGCCGAACTGACGCGCGAAATTAAAAAAGCAACTGCCCGAACGGAAGACAATGTAGGATGTGCCGCTGTAGGGTAGTGTTTGGCGGCTACAAAATAGCAAGATATTAAATAGTAATAAAAAAACTTGAAGAATGAAAAAGTTTGCTTTCGCTTTGGCGTTATCCGTCTTTTCCTGTGTCGCTGGCTATTCTCAAATAGTAGTATCTCCACAGGCGCAACTGCAAAATTTTGAAGCCTTAGAAGAAGGGCTTAAAATTGGTAACTTCGTTTTCGGTGATTCTATTACCCGTTATTTGTGGGATTTGCACCTAATAAGTACCGACAAAAAGGGCGTTGTTAAGGCTTCGTTATCTGAATATGATTTAGGGCTGTTTAGAATTGGTAATAGTCATCCTGCTTCTACCGTCTTTGTAACGTCTAAGGGGTATCGTATTTATAACGTGTCCGCCTTTTATGATACAATGGAAGAAGAAAAAATTAGGACGCATCTTCGCGCTATCTTTGGGGTTGCTTCCGACTACGACGGAAACGCCCAAACGTGGACGGGGCGCAAAATGCTTGTAATGGCTTCGCGTGTTGGAGGTCTCTTTTGCGTCGCCTTCACTTATTTAGGGCTGGAATAGCATCGCGCGTGCGCGATTCCATAGATATATTATATAGGGAAACGGGGTGCGAATTACCTTAGCACGAAAAACGCGCAGAAACGCCCCTAAAATCGCCAAAAAAGTTTCAGCCTTGCAACTATACCATTTTGGGGCAAAACGCCGTTAGTCGCGAAATTTGAACAAAATAACTTGCTATATGGGTGCTATTACAATTAACGTAGATTCATTCTACTCAAACAGGGCTTATTACCCCTTCCTTCCTGCTCCTGTCTTCGACGCGCTGGAAGCCGCCTATTTGGATGGCAAAGAAACGGCGGAAGTATCGGAAGCGGACTATAATACTTTGCTGTCAAACCTCAAAACCGCCGACGTATGCCCCGAACTATCGTAAAGAAGTCGCCAATAAGCGAAGGTGTTAGCCGTCGTTTCTTTCAAGCAATCGACGCGCTGGTAACGTACAAGTTAGTTAGTGCGCTGGAGTCGTTCTGCGTGGATAACAACCTTTCCGCGTCGCGTTACCGCGAAATGCGCTTTGAGTATGGTGTAAACCCTACGGGCAAAGTGTCGCGCTATAAGAACGTGGAAATAGAAGCAATCTACGCGCTGGTTGCCAACTTTCCCGTATCGGCTGGCTGGCTTATCACGGGGCGCGGCAATATGATGACGCGGAAAATTAAGGCGGCGAAGGAATGAAGTATAGTATTAAAGTCGGTCTTCACGTTAAGCCAAACAACAAAGGCGAAGAAGTTGCCGAAGAGGTGGCTATAAGGCTGCGCGTTTCTTGGTCGGGCTGTCGCCTTGACTTAAGAAGCGGCTACGTTATCGCGCCTTCCAAATGGGATGCCGTTAATGGTGTCGTGAAGCCAAACACAAAGAACGGGGCAGGGCGGACGGCTGGCGAAATAAACCGCGAAATAGCGAAGTTGTGCGCGTTGGTTGAAGAAGTGCTAACGCGCTTTGAACTCGACAACAAACGCGCCCCTACGGTTAAGGAGTTTAAGGCTGCTTTCGACTTGACGGCTGGGCGTACTGAACCCTGCGAAGAAGAAACGGACTTTTACCGTATCTTCGACAAATTCACGGAAGCGGAAGGGCACGATAAGACGTGGACTAAAGCGACGTACACTAAATTTAATTCCCTGCGCTCCCACTTGAAGGCGTGGCGGCGTTCTCTGTCGCTGGCTGGGTTCTCGAAGGAAGATTTTGCGGACTTCGTAAACTCCTACCTAATCAAAAAGAAGCGTATGTTAAACCCTTCCGTAGATAAGAACTTCGGGTTTCTGCGCTGGTTCTTGCGCTGGTCGGCTGCCAACGGCTACTATAACGGGCTGGCGCATCTGCAATATCGCCCCCGTCTGCCGGGCTTGGACTGCAAGGAAGTGATTTATTTGGAATGGGAAGAACTGCAAGCGTTTCTAAACTTCAAGTTTTCGGGTGCTAACCCTTCGTTCGCGCCCGTGCGTGATGTGTTCTGCTTCTGCTGCTTTACGGGGCTGCGCTACTCTGACGTGGCGAAGTTGCGCCGTTCTGACTTGCATCTAAACGCGAACCCTGCCTATATGGTTGTAATTACGAAAAAAACTAACGACAGGCTACATATTGAACTGAACAAATACGCGCTTTCAATCCTCAACAAGTATAAGGATATTCGTTTCCCTCGTGGCTTGGCGTTGCCCGTCGTGGCAAATGCCACAATGAACGAACACTTACACGCTGCCGCCGAAGAAGCAGGAATTAACGAACCCGTGCGTATTGTTCAATTCTGCGGCAAAGAACGTATAGAGCAAGTCGTACCGAAACACGCGGTTCTTACCACTCACGCCGGGCGGCGTACCTTCATCGTGAACGGCTTAAGGCTGGGTATTCCTGCGCCTGTTATTATGGAATGGACAGGACACAGCGACTATAAGGCAATGAAGCCGTATATTAAAATCGTGGACGCTGCCAAAATAGAAAATATGGCGAAGTTTGACGCTTTCGGCGAAACGCCCGATAATTAAGTACCCGAAAAAGTACCCGAATTTAGGTTTTCTAATATGGAATATGAGGTTTCAACCATTACCACTCAAAACACGCAAACGCCCGTAAAATCGGACGTTTGCAAGTGTTTGGGTATGGTTGGCAAAATGTCTTTTAGAGCCTCTCTCTCCGCAAACTACATTAAAAATCAAATAGTTACAAATTAAGTACCCGAAAAAGTACCCGAAAATGGCTCTTTCGGGTATCTTTTTTGCCCTAACGCCTACGCGCCAGCCAAATGCCAATACCAACGAACAGGACGGCGCAAAGCAAACCTACAACAAGCCAAACGTACCCTTTGCCCTTTCCGTTCTGTTCTGTGCTGGCTGTCTTTTCCTTCGTGGCTTGCTCGGTTGTCTTCTTGGTGTCGCTGGCTTCCTGTACGTCGGTAGCCGTTTCTTTTGTCTGCGTGGTGTTCTGCTCGGTCTGCCTGTCGGCGTTGATGGTAATCGTGCCTTTCCTGTGCTTCTTCACGCTGCCAGCGTTGGGCGGCTTGTCTTCCTTCCCGTTGCCCGTGCGTATAAAATTCGCGGAATTGTGCGCATAATTTTCGGCTGTAGTTGTGTCTTTACGTTCTGCTGCTGGGTAATACTCCCATTCCTCAAACGCTATAACTACGTTCTTCTGTTCGCTACTCGACAAAGCGGCTTCTATTCGGTCGCTCGTCGTTGCCTTCTCTGTACGGCTGGAGTCCGTTACTTCCGTCTGCCGCATCTCCTGCTTGGTGTCCGTCTTAAGGGTTGTGCGGCTGGTCTTGCAGCCGCACAAACCCAAAAGAAGGAACGCAAGAAGCAAAGCAAATGTTACTTTCTTCATACGTCTTGGAATGTTAGTACGGCGTTCTTGCTCCTGTTCAAAGTAAGGCTACCGTAGTTAATGCAATTAAGGCGGCGCATCCAGCCTTTCTCGAAAACCTTTTGGCTGGGGCTGCGCTTGATAATCCTCTGAATGAAGGAAACACGCGCTTTCTTGATGTCGGCGAAAAGTCGGCGCGGCTCTCGGCTGTTCAATGCTGCCAAAGTCTGTGCGCCTACGATGCCGTCTGCCTTCACGCCCAGCAACTTCTGAACTTCCGTAATACCGTGCTTTCCGCTTCCCCATACCCAATCGACGCAGATGTTAGCGACGCTTTGGCTTCGTATCTGGTCGGCTTTCCACCTGTTCCAAAAGTGCGGCTTCATTACGACGTTTACAGCGTCTTCGTCGGTAATCAACTTCAGGTCGGCTACGTCTATATCGCCGTCGCCGTCTTTGTCGTACCCCTGCGCCTTCCACGTCGCAATAGTTACGCCCTTGTTGGTCGCTCCGCCCCTGTCATTGGGGTGGTTGGAAAATCCGCCTTCCCAACTCAAAATAAAAGGTGCTAAAATCTTAATGTCCGCCATCGTCCTGCTCCTTTCCTGTCAACTCGGCTTCGCTGATGTCTAAATGACGCGCCGCCTTGTTTACTAATACTTTCTGCAATACCTTCGCCCATCGTGCGTCGTTGCAACTGCTTTCGTTCTCCAAAACGGAAAGTAATTGTACAAAACAAAAACCGCCGCTAATAAAGTTCGCTAAATACAAGTCCACAAACGGGTACATATAGGTATCAATAAGCCACCCCAAAACGGTGCAAGCGTAGATAATGCAAAGCGTGTAGAACATACGCCGTGCGTAGTTGCTCTTAAACTTTGCTTCGTCTGCCGTTGCCTTCGGGTTCAACTTCTTAACGCGCCTTCCCAATCGGTACGCCGTGAAGCAATCCAAAAGAATGGCAAAAAGGCATATACCAGCAAAAGGGATGGTTGGTTCTACCGTCCCCCAAACCGCGCCTACGACAAACAGGAAAAGGCGCGAACCGTAGGAAAACAGCCCTTCAAAGAAGGTCTTAACGTATTCACCCATAGTTACCTCCTTTCTTTAGTTAGTCGTTTCCTGTGGCTCGGCTGCTGCTTCCAAATCCGCCTTAACCATAGCCTTTGTTTCGGCTACGAATGTAAGGTAGTCTTTGTATGCTTGCTCGGCTTCGTCCTTTGCCGTCCTGTCGGTAATCACTCCCAACACTCCAGCGTTATACTCGTTGATGATGGCGAACTCCTGCGTTTCGTCCAACTTCTCACGAATGACGGCTTTAACCAACTTTTCGTAGGTCGGTTCGTTCCACACTTTAACCGTGTCGTAGTCGTAAACGGTTCTAACTTCCCCTGTTTCGGGGTCTGTCTCTTGACGCTCCACGATGTTGTAGTTGTAGTGGTATGCGCCGTTACCCAGCGGCTCGATGGCTGCTGGTCGAATGTTTGAACTTGATTTCATAATTCGGTGCTAATTTATCGTTTAACTTTTGAACAAAATACTTGCAATCGCTGTACTTGCACCATCCCCACCATGACGCTATCGCCTGTAAGAAGTCCTTTGCGCCTAACAGGTTCTTCCGCTTTAGAAGTTTGGCACACTTCCGACAAAGATTTTGCTTTATACGCTTCCGTAGCCGTGTCTCGTTCAAGTAGAAAACAAAGCCCAAAAAGTCAATGCCGCGCCCGTGTCTGTCGCGGTGGTTTACTGCTACAGGGAAAATCTGCTTATTGTCCTTAACCTTTAACTTCACGTTCTCGTCTAAATAGGTTTCATACTCTGCAAGAAGTTCGCGCAGTACCCTCTTGTCGCTGTGCAATACTACTATATCGTCCGCGTATCGGAAATAATACCGAACCTTCTTAACTTCCTTTACCCAATGGTCGAAATATGTTAGTATGAGGTTAGCCAAATACTGACTTAAGTAATTACCAATCGGCAAACCTTCCGCGCTGTCTATAATCTCGTCTAAAAGTTTGAGGAGCCGTGCGTCCTTAATCTTCCGCCGTACTATAGACTTTAATACGCTGTGGTCTATTGAAGGGTAAAACTTCCGTATGTCAATCTTTAGGCAATACCTACAGCCTTGCCTATCCTTGTCTATAACTCGCCGTAGTTTCCTTGCCGCCGCGTGTATGCCGCGTTTCTTTATACAGCTATAGGTGTCTGCCGTGAATACCGAAAGCCATATAGGTTCTAACACGTTCATAATGGCGTGGTGTACTATTCTGTCGGGGTAATATGGAAGTCGGAAAATTACCCGTTCCTTCGGCTCGTAAATAGTGAAGGTGCTATATTCCGAAGTCCTGTAAATTCCTGCTTTCAGTGCTTCGTGCAAAGCAATGAGGTTGGCTTCCCTGTTGCGGTCGTGCAACTGAACGCCATAAGTATTCAACTTGCCTTTACGGGCGTTCTCGTCCGCATACCGCAAGTTCTCCAAACTTATAATCCTGTCATATAGGTTGCCTATTCTCTTCATTTCTTTGCTTTGCTGATTTAGTGGTCTTCTTCGGGTTGCCCCTACCAAAGCCCGTTAAATGGTTACTATTTTTCGCCTTGTTGTCGGCGCGGTCTTTGTTCTGTTATTATCTATCTTTCGTTAAATCAGTATTGCCGAGAGCCGATATTCGTATTCGTATTCGAGGGGGTGTTATTCGTATTCGCATACGCAAGCCCGGCATTCGCGCTGTTATTCGCATTACCGCCGAAATACACGCCCTTAGAACAAACAACCGTATTCCTGTCACTCGAAGTAATAGCGCGTTCCGCTGGCTCTCATCGTTACCTTTCGCGGAAACTTGTTGCGCTTCTTAATCTCCTTCAAGATGTATTTTATTTCGCTGCTGTTCGTAAAGAACTTTTCTTCCTTGTCGTGGTTGGGCGGTGTCTGCACGTCGTCGAGGTGCTTAATCTTGACTAAAAACCTTTCCGCCCCGAACTTTGTCTTTACGTTCTCGATGTAGTCGCAAACCCAAAACGTAAGGTTCGTTAGTTGCTGCTGGGTTGTTTCCTTGCAGTTGAAGTGCTTGTTTGTCTCGTCCTGCGGAATGTTAAGGAAAGACAGGCT